CCACATGACCTTGGCCTGCTTAGCAACGTAGCCCTGGAGGTCTTCAAAGGGCTTGACGGCGAAATCAGCACCGTCCTGTACAGCGAGGTACAGACCGTTGAAATTCAGGAAATAGCCGCTGATGCTGCTAGTGGGCATGGCGAGGTCGAGGTCAACCTTGCTTCCGCCGAACATGAGAACCTGGCGTCCACCGTCGAGATCCTTCTCAGAAACGTACTGCTCCTGAGCGAAGAGGGCCTGGCGGAGGTTGTTCATTGCAGCCTCGGAGAGGATGATCAGGTCACAGGGGCCATTGCTACCACGGAGCAAGATGTCGGTCTGGATAGCACGCATCTTAGCAAGGCCGTTAGCAGAGAAATCGCCAGCCACATCACCGAAGGCGTTCGTCCAACCAGGGGTAGCAGCGTAGGTGGCCTTCGAGACACCACCAACGATGGAGCTTTGGCCAGTACGGAGAGCAGCCTCAAGGTAACCATTGAGAGAACCAACAGCATCAAACGCGGTACCGGTGGAACCAGCGATGATACGGGTGTTCAGCTCACGGCCCATGCGGCGCATAACCGAGCGGGAGCGGGTGTCGAGGATCTTAACGATAGCCTTCTCACTACGGTTCTCCAGAAGCTCCTTCTCGGAGATAGTGATCGTGCTAGAAACAAAGGCCCAGTCGTAGCTGGCAGAAACCAGCGTACCTTGAGCAACAGTAGTAACGGGCTCGTAGCCAGTCGTGTGAGCGGTAGAGACGCTGTGCTCGATTAGGTCCAGAGGAACCTGAATCTTGGAGCCGCCTTCCTCGATCTTGAAGCCGCCCATCTTGCGAGCGTTGCTGAGGAATGCAGTGTTCTGGTAGAGGGCCTCGGTCTCGGCCTCTACGATGTGAGCAAGGGTAGTAGAGAGGACGTCATTAGAAGCAGCCATTTTCTTATCTCCTATTTAGGTTAGTTAGGTTAGCCCCTTGAAGGGGCGCGCAAATCAAACAATCAAACAAGGTCAGTTAGGGGGTCCTATTTACAGGGGATGGATTGTTAACACCAGCTCCCTATATCTTCTAGGGGCCTTTCGTTCCTAGCGTGATCGCTGGGATTCCTATTTAGGAGGTAGCGTCACGAGAACTACGGGAACTGGTTTAGCGTATTGTATGTACTAGAATAAACGTAGTTCTTCATTCCTTGATGCTGGTGCTAGTTTGTCACGCTCAACTACGGCCTTGTGCAGTTTCTCAAGCTTTGCATCCTGGTTGCAAATCACAACTGACATCTTAGAAACCTCAGTAGAGATCTCTTTCAAGCCATCCTTGAAAGCAGCACGATCTTCACGATGCTCGATAGATTGTAGCTCGATAGCTTTGCTGAAGCTATCGACTAGTTTAGCCACCTGCTTGTCGTGGGCCGGTAGAAGATGAATAACCACTATCTTGTACACACCATAAAGAACTAGCGCCAACAACACCATAGCCCCAGCAGGACCAGCAAGAGCCGTCACTAACTGAGCGACTAGTCCTGTCTCAGCAGCGGCAACAATACCAGCAGTAGCAGTAACAGGTTCCATTACCCCTCCTGAGAAGCTAGTGCTTCCTTAAGGGCCAATGCAATAGGTCGAGCAATAGCTCGTGAATCGGCTGCGCTTGGTGATGTAGAGCTGGCTTCATCAAAGGAAGCCAGCAAGGATTCCATTTCAGCAACAGAAAAACGAACAACAACAGAAACTAGATCTAGGTCTTCTCTGATCCATTCACAAGATGCATTCATGGTAATCTCCTTTAAGCCTTAGAGCCTGAGGGTAAACGGGAAATCCGCACCCTCTTTAGTGTGTTGCGGGATAGGCCACCAGGGTTGCCATTGTCAATAGCAGTACCGTCGTGATACATCAGAATCCCCCAGAAGCTTGAGGTGGTAGCACCAAAGGCCGTTAAGGTGGGAGAATCTGTGTGCGTCTGAGACACGCACTGGTGGAAATAGTATTTGCCTGACCGAGGAATAGGTGTCAGACCTGTTAGCGTCGTACCTTCCCTACCGTAGCTCTCGATAGTTCTGGAACCGGCAATGTAGCCTTCCCATTGTGTTTGGTATTTACGGGTAGATCCAGCCGTCAAGGTTGCTTGGGTGATTAGAACGTCAGACGTGGTCCAGCTACGCCTTGATGGCCGTACGTTGGAGCCCGTTTCTACGACGCGATAACCATGTTGGTTGGCGCCGTTAGTGAAGGCTGAAGAGAACATTGACAGGTGGGCAAAGCCACCACTACCAGCAGGCTCTTCACCTTCAGTTAGAAATTCTACCTTGATGAGATCATCAGTCCAGTTGAGCGTAGAGAAGATGTTCACACCAGCAGAATCTAGTAGCTCTACCTTGATAGATGGAGAAGCTGCTGTGCTCGTACAGATCAGTGCTAGGCCAGTGCCGCTAGGACCTACCTTTAGCCTACGAGCCTGTGATGTGTTGTTCCAAACACGGGCCCTTGGTGTAGTTCCATCAGCAGCGTACAGTGTGTGTTGTGGTACCGAGGTAGATAACGTAGCGTCTGTGCTATCTAGAGCAGTCCAGTCAGGATCTGTGAAATCAACATCAAGCAAGGTCTCCCATTCGGGAACAGCATAAGCGATGGTGATAGTCACAACGGAATAGCCTTTGGCAGAAAGAGAATCAGTAATCTCTAGTTGGAAGGCATATGTGCGGCCGTTCGTTAAGCCAGTCACGGTATAAGAGCCCAGATCGCTACCACTAATGATAGCGCCGTTACCAGTTGGTTCCGTCAAGCTGTAGGTGTAAGGACCAGTCCCACCGCTAGGAGATCCCCACGTACCGATAGTAGCAGACAAGGTACCAGCAGCTAGCGTTTGTGAGCCGGGAGCTGTCCCGGCAGTGATTGTGGCGCTAGCTGCACTAACCACCACAGCAGCCTGAACAGTGATCTGTGTGCCCTCAGAATCGGTTACAGTCCTTTCCAGAACGTAGGTAGAGCCATTGGCCATTCCACTAATCGTGGTGACCAGAGAGGCATCTGAGAGCGTCTGCGTGTAGTCACCAGCACTGTCATATTTCAGTGTGGTGGCTCCATAGGTATAAGGCGAGACACCACCGCTAGCAGCAGACCATGTTACGTTTGTTGATGTGGTTCCTGAAGCTACGGATACTGAGGTTGGCGCAGTCCAAGATAGGGCAGGTGTGGGTGTGTCATCTACTACGGGGCCCTTAGGGAAGACATAAGATAGAGGCATGGTATTCTCCTTAGTATAATTAGGTTGCGAGATCCATTATTCCGCCAATAGGGCATCAAGCAGCGCCCTTAGAACAGGGCGCGCATCACTAACTGATGGCGAGGTACCACTGCTCGGTTCATATCTAGATAGCAGGTCATTAAGGTCCGTATCGCTAAGCCAGATAGTGAAGGTCTTTCCTTCTGAGGGAATAGCTCCAGGCTCAGTAGTCTCAGCTAGAAGCTCTGTAGAGATATTGGTTACGCGCATGGTTACCTCCTTATGGTAGCGTTCTGCGTTGGATGATGATGCTGTGGATCTCAGAATATTGAGCGCCTAAACCATTAGCAGAACCGTTAGAGCCCATGTGCTGAATAGTCAGTGTGCTTTTAGCGTGGCTCCATCCTCCTCTAACGGCATTGCTAGAAGGGGTAGTGCTAGTATGTCCGAGGTCAGCAGTCAACAGAGAACCAGTACCACTAATGGCGACATAAGCCCTAGTGCACCTACGAGCGAATGTCAGTGTTTCTGTTAGTACAGTGGAACCATCCTGCCATGTCGTAGGGCAAGGAGGCGTAGAGCTGTTGCTAATGCTGGCACCCGAGGAGCCAGCGGCCCTTAGGTACATGGCCGTATTGGCGCCGCTCTTCAGTAAGCGAAAACCATTTGCGCCGGAGGCGTCTTCGCTACTAGAGCCAGCATTATCTACCTGGAAATAGAAGCTGTTTCCAGACACAGCATTATTGCCCTTACCAACAATGATGATGCGAACCTCATCATCAAGCCCCAGTGTCAGACCTAGCGGTATCTGCAAGGGACCACGAAGATAGGTTCCTGTTGCAGTGCTGGCCCATTGATGGCGCCATCCATTAGCGGCAGACAACGTACACGTCATGGTAGCGAATGAACCGGAGCCCATGCTGTACGTTAGCGTACAGGGAACTACCGCTCCGGTGTTAGCATCGGTTAGGTTTACGGTCTGTGCTCCAGTCACTAGCGTGGCAGAGCCCTGAGCTTTCATATCGAACTGTCGGATAGTCTGCCATACCAAAGGTGATGCGCTGCTAGCTACAGTAACGAGAGCATAAGCATCTGCCGTCTTAGGTGTCACGGGTGTACTATCAGTGGCTTGTAGGCGAACAAGCGTGGTCTCTCCATCAACAAGAGAAGATAGTGTGGCTTCCAAGCCCACGTTAGATACAGAACCTGAACCACTAATGATGGTTGCGGCATAACTAACTGGTGCTGTGAATGTACCACCAACGGCATTGAATGTGATGGTAGTAGATGTAGAGCCAGACATTAGGTTCTTGCTTGAAGGGAAGGCCCCAGCAGTCATTGTACCAGCAGCAGCAGCAGCCACCTGAACATACCCAACTACTGAGGTTACATCACCAGTAGCATCGGTAGCAGTAATGGTGACACCAAGCGTCTGTCCATTTACAAGCCCAGCAATAGCTACCACAGAGCCACTGACAGAGCTAATGTAGGCTGTGTGGCTACCAGTGCTATCAAAGCTAACAACAGCGTCATAGGTATAAGGGGCAGTGCCACCATCAGCAGCTGAGATAGAGATGTTAGCTGTGGTCGTACCAAAGGCTACAGCCACAGGAGCTGGTGTAGGAAGGGACAAACTACTAGATGCGCTTTGGGTAGTGCCCTTAGGGAAGACATAGGACAGAGGCATGGAATCTCCTTGTGTAGTTAGTGGTCGCGGCCATTCATATCCTACGGGCCAAGCTTATTCGTGGAACGTAAGCTGCGACATATCAAGGTTAGCAGTACCAGTATCAGTCTTCACAAAGAGATAAAGGTTCTTATCCGTAACAGCAGGAGCGTAGACCGGTAGCTGGAAGGAATATGTGACGTGACCGCAATCCGTTGTGGTCAGACCAACAGAGATAGTGGCCTCGGTATCAGGGCATACCGTGTAGTCACCATCAACATCCCAGCAAAGCCTCATGGTGAGCTTGGTGGCTCCAGCAGCGATACTGGTTACACGAATGAAGATGCCATCAAGAAATACGTTGGTCTTGGTGGACTGTGGGGATTTGACCTCATGGACATGGGCAGTGCCAACGTCATAGGTGGCATCAATAGCAAAGGATTCAGCGACCATAGATGTGTGTTTGAAAGCGCCAACAGCAGCCATTTTAGATCTCCTTGTAGTTACAACAACTACGATTACAAGGTTACTGATACCACAAGGAACTATTCCTTGGTTCAGCTAAGAGAGATGCTTTGTTTGTGTATTGGCCGTTAGAGGTAAATAGGTTGCCGCGATGCTTACGTGGTGCGCCCATCCTCTTCTTAAGGGCCCACACTAGGAGAGGGCTTGCCTCTCAGCAAGCCCTCTCAGGTCATTAATAATTAAACACCATTACTGTCGGGGCTCCTTTAGGGGCTGACCAGCAGCTCCTAGCTCCTTAGTCATATCCGCATAGCCTTTGCTTGCAGCGGCTTCAGGTGTAAGCCCCTTGCTTGGTGTGACAAGACCAGCCATCCACAATGCTTTCTGGACAGCGCTTAGTTCTTTCAGAGCAGGTACTGGTTCACCAATAAGGATAGATCCTGTCCTTGCAGCATCCATGATCATAGTGTTTACGCCAGGTAGTAGTCCAAGCATCTTCTCGTAGCGGGCTTTTTGTTCATTACTAAGGTTGTACACGACATTGCCATCAGCATCCTTAGTCTCCTTGATAGGACCGAGCTGTGTCTCCATAATCTCCAAGCCAGGGAAGATAACGTGTTCAGGAGCAAGCTTGCTAGTGTCCATCATTACCTTAGTATCGACTACACCAGCGGCCCCTAAGAATGGAAGGCGGCGCGCAACCTCACCTCCAAGCGTAGAATCCAACATCATCAGGGGAGATAAAGCAGGCATATCTGGTCCGAACAAGAACAGTCGCTTGTTCTTCTTGTCCTCTAGCTCCTTAGTACCGAAGAGCATCCGTGTAGTCATGTAGGATGGATCGTACACGTTATCCTTCTCGTTGCCACTGTAGGACGCGGCAACATCTCCCGTGCTTCTCCTAAGGGCTTCTGTACGAACCAGACGCATAAACCTCTCAGGATCCATCATAGAGAAAATCATGTTCTTAGTAGCTTGCCTTGTGAAGGTGTAGAATACCAGGAATTTGGTGATCCATTCCTTCTCGACAGCGGACATATCCCCGTAGTCAAAGAGGGATCTCCTTGCAAGGGCCGTAGCATCTTCCATGCTCCGGCCTTCCTTCAAGGCTTGGATTGCTACCTGTAGTCTGTAGTACGTATCAATGGTTTCGTTCAGCTGGGTTGGTGCGCCAAGCAATGCTTTGGCTTTGGCTGTAGTCCAGCCCTGGGCCGTTAGGAGCGTAATGGCGTCATCATATGTTTGTGCGTTGATGATGCTGCTGGCTTCAGATCTACCAGCTCCACCAAGAACCACATTCCTGTAGATGTCGTCATACGTGTAAGGGCGGCCAAGCTTATCTACAAAGGCAATCACGTTAGCATCATTTCCTCTACGGGCCATTGTCTCTGTAGCAATGTGAGCATTGAATTCAGGCTTGTAACTAAGAGCAAGGTCAGCTCCTCTGATATTGGCGCGTCTCTTCATAGCCTGACTAGCAGCAGCAAGACCAAGCCCAGGATCGACCACACGACCAATCGTAGCATAGCTAATCAACGGAGCAGTCATCCAGTTGACACCGTGGAACCTAGTACGGTAGCCAAGCGTAGCCGTGTAGAACATCCACTGTAGAGCCTGAAGCATCTCCTTGCCAGCCTTCTTGACAGACATGGAAGGATCCTCAGCAAGCCTAGCTTCAATGTCACGTAGCTTGTTGTTCTTGACAAGATCTACAAGGGAATCATATTCCTTACCAAGGAACAGCTTGATCTTAGTGGGATCCTGCTGTAGCACATCAGCCAGTGTAGCTTCAAGGTCAGCAATTGCAGTCTTAGTAGTTGGACGCCAACCATTCCTACGCAGCACCTCATAAGCTACCTCACGAGCAGCCTCTTCTAGTGTGGCATATAGTTCTGGCCTAGCTTCAACAGCAGCCTTGATGGTGCCATAATTAGCACCGCCACTACGGATCTCAGGCATGTCGGGAATAAGCTCAGTGCCTGGACTACGAGCCAGTGACACCTGGAATGCAGCATCGGCTACATCGTTAGGCTTAGCTCCATGAAGAGCAGAGCGAATGTTCATAGCCAGCAGCTCTTCGTAGAGGTTATCTAGTGTAATGAACTGGTCGCCAAAATCATTCCCTACAGCTTCACGAGCTAGCTTAGGATCCCAGTAGTTCCTAAGGGCCCCATCAACAGTTAGCTTAACACCAACAGGATCTTCGTTGATTAGCTTAGCGGTGTAGCTCTTGATGAGATCATCAGTTGCTGCTTTGTAGTACAAGCCAGCTACCTGATCAGGAGCAAGCTTGCCCGTAGTGGCAGCACGAATGTCCTTGGCGTTCAAGGTGTTGGAGATCATGCGCGGGTTATCAAGCAGCTTGGCCACGTCAGCCAGGAGCGTGAGGATGCTTTCATTGATTGGCTTGTCCGCAGCTTCCCACACAAGCCTCTTGATTTCCTCACGTCCAGTCAACGTCTCAGGAATAGAATCCACAGCTCGCTCACCAAGAGCGGGATCTTTAGTGGCCCTAGCTTCAAAGAGGAACTGTTCTCTTTGTGCTGGAGACAGAAGCTCCCAGGTAAGGTCACGCTGCTCAGCTAGTACCTTAGCCCATTCCTCAGTAGAGCGGCTTACAGCTTGGCCCGTAGAGGTAGTGAAGATAGAGCGACCATTCATGTTAGAGCCCTTGATGTGGAAGCTGTTGTCAACTAGCCATTCAAGAATATCAGCCTTCTCAACACGGCTCTTCTTACCAAGGGACAGAGCCAACATGATATCCTGGATCTCCATGTCCTGAGATAGATTCCTACCAAACGTAGCTCTGAAGGCAGGATCCTGCTTGAACCGGGCTACGTCGTAACGTAGCCTCTTGTCCAAGCTAGCGATCTCGGCGGCAAGCCTATCTCCTTCTCTAAGGGCCCTGATCGAAGGAACCAGTTCCTCAACAGCAAACTGCTTCTTCATCCAAGGAGCCAACCTACCGATGACAGGAACATCCTTGATGGTCTCAGCAATACTGGTGAGGCCACGCTTGATGCCCTTCTCCGTGTCGGTCTTCAGGTCTCTGGTCTCTGCCGGTTCCAGTAGCTTGGCCTTGCTTGCAGGGGAGAGCTGTTCGGCAGCTCTCCCTGTGAATGCTACCTGGAGCTTAGCCGCCACATTATCTACCTGGCGTTCAAGCAAAGCACGGAATCCATCAGTAGTAATGTATCCAGTTTCACCAATGCCCTTAGTGATGATGGGACCACGATAGCCTCTCTCAGAGAGGCTAAGCTCAAGCTGCTCAAGCTTTCTGAAGCTGGGATCTTGTGTGCTTACCTTGAATGCTTGGACAGGACCATTACCAAGATCCACACGTACAATCTGGTTATTGGCAAGGCGCTTGCTTGTCTCAGCAAGGAATGTGCCCTTGATGCCATCAAGCACCTTCGGTACATCAACAGCACGTACCCAGGTATTCTTGGTCAAGCCAATCACATCTTCAGCACCAAGGCTCTTGGTGGCCTTGGTGGCTAGATCCAGAGCATCATCATAAGCCATCAGTCTTAGTAGCTTAGCGTTAAGGGCGGGATTAGCAACTGCCTTCTTGCCAAGCTCAATTACATCTACAAGCTCATCAGAATATCCACCTTCTACAAGGCGCTCCAGATAGCCTGCAAGCTCTTCCCTATTCAGGACAGGTCCAGATACCTGTTTCCCCTTGGCGAAGCTGATAAGGTCTCCTAAGCGATTGTAGGAGGTATCTAGGATGCGTGCAGCGTCTCCCTCCAAGCCAGCCAGTTTAGCAAGCTCAGCATTGAATTCATCACTGCCCTTAGAGAGGAGAGCCTTAGCTTCTTCAGGGAAGAACGATACCTTAGTCCCACTGTGGTATTTGGCTAGGCTACCTTCTAAGCCAGCAAGAACGCTTGCCTTTCTTGCTTTGTAGTTGACATCATCGAGAATGAATGGGCGCTTCTCTTCATCAGACATTCTCTTCCAGCCAGCTGGTGTACGCTCATTTTTCTCCATCACATTAGCGGCTTCCGCGTAAACGTCATCCAATAGCCGCCGAGCAAACACTACACGTTGAGCAGCGGCAATCTCATCTGTGCTAGCAATAGCAACGGCGTTACGTAGATTAGTCGGCGCGAACCCCTTAGTGAAATCTACAAAGGGAACAGCTTCCTTGCCAACGAACTGAGCAGCAGCCTTAACACCCTCTCGTACTGGGCCCGTAGGAACAGATAGGCCCGCCGCCTTCATTCCCTTAACGGCCTTGCTTGTACGCCAGCCAGCTTGGAATCCTTTGGCAACAGCACCACCAGCAACGATTGACGGATCCAACACATCAATCAAGAAACCACCAGCACCATATAGTGCCTTGTTCCCGTAGAGAGGAATAGTAGAATCCTGCCTGATCTCGGCAAGCTTCATCATCTGCTCAGTAGCACCACCTGGACTAGCAATACCAGCAAGGTAAGGTGATCCCTTGTAAAGCTCAGGACGAGCTTTATCTAGTGCTTGTTCCTCACCGACAGTAGCCAACCCTTGAACCACAGCCGTACCAACCATGCTAGCAGGAGCACCAAGAATACGTAGTGCCCAACCAGCAGTAGTTTCGCGCGCACCACCAAAAGGAAGCTCTGCCTCCACGATGCCACGCTTGACGTATTCTTCTGGATTCTCTTGAATCTTCTTGATCTTGGCCAGATCAAATTGTAGAGCAGGCCCCAGATCCCGTTCAGCTTCCTTGCCAGCTTCAGCCTTGATTTCCTGCTGTGTAGCAGGACGTACCACAAATCCGGCTCCTGGCGGAATCGTAACAGTCTCGTCTTTCTTGTAGACGCGGACCACTGCACCTTGGCTGTTCGTGAGGGTTTGGGCGCCTTCATATTCCTTCTCCTTACGGGCACGCATCTCAGCTAGCTGAATCTCCTTAGCTAGTGTAGCTTGATCCTGTGAGCTATACTGAGGAATGGAACCAGCCCTCTCTTGACCAGCAAGGGATTGTACCAACGGATCAGCAGGAGCACCTTCGATCTTGTCAGTGATCACAGGGCCAATCCAATTTCCCTTGTCATCATAGTTACCGCCAAGCTCCTGAAGCTCTTTGATAGCTTCAGTTAGTGCATCGTTCGGAGACATGCCACGGTTGGTCTTGTTAGTCACTACAGTCTTCAGGGGACCAGCTACATCCTTCAAGGAGGGGTCAGCCAACACCTTATTAATGTCAATGCTTGGCAGTACAGAAGGACCAGCAGCTTCACCAACAGATCTCTGTGGTAATAGTGCATCCGTTACAGTTGCAGGTACATCGGCTTCTCTTGCTTGGCCCGTAGGAGGAATACGTGTCCGTTCAAACAAGGGGCCATAACCAGGAACTACTGGCTTAGAGAAGATTTGGATGGCGCCTTCGCTCTTACCAGCAGTCTGTTGGAATGCATCCTCACCTTCAAGACGCCTACGAGCTTCCACCATCTGACCAAAGGATTCAAAGCCCTCGTAATCGGCGGGCTTGGGTTCCTCCACACGCTTGTTGGGCTTGGGTGCTGGCTTTATCTCTACGGTAGGTGCTGGCTCTACAGCCCGCTCAGGGGGCTTAGGAGCCTCTACAGGCTTAGCTGGCTGGGGTAGTGGTACCTTGACTGCTTCGGTAACTGGCGTGGCTTGTGGAGCCGTAGTACGTGGCCTACGAACTGGGCCCGTAGAAACAGGAGCGGTGATGATTGGTTCATTGACAGGTTGGCGTGGTCTACGAACTGGAGGCATTAGATTTCTCCTTGGATTGAGGGGGAAACTATCAATGTCAGTAGCTGGATGTGTATAGAGAATGGGGCCCACGCAGGGCCCCATTCATGTTATTGTGAGCGTGTAGTGATTAGGCGCGGTTCTTTTCACCAGCAAGGTACATGGCAAGGTACATGTTCTTATTCCTCTTAAGGGCCTTCTCATCTCCCTCATAAGCACGATCAATCTCAATCAATGCCTTGGTGGGATCCTTCTCCATGCGAGCAATCTTACCAACCAACGTATCTTTATTCTGACGAGCAATGTTGGGATTCTCATCAGATACCTTATCGGCCGTTAGGATATCAGCTAGCGTCTCATTGACACGCTGACGACGTAGCCTATCAGTGCTAGTCTGTGGTTCGAGCTTCTCTTGTTTAGCTTCACCGGGAGAAACCATTGGGGGCAGTGGTGAGATACGAGCACGGTTACGTAGCTCTTCGTCATTACGATCAGGGCTTCTGAATACAGTGCCTGGAGCTTCAGGTTGTTTGGCTCTGATAGTGGGCTCATAGGAAGGAGAATAGATCTCTAGTGGCTTGGGCTCTTCCATAGTCATATCAGGCTTAGGCTGACGCTCAGGAAGCTTAGCTACAGTGTCAGAGGTAGATGGGCGCTCTCTGAGGTCGCGCATGTATTCCTGTTCAGCTACTGGACGTACAGAGCCTTCGCGCCCCTTACTGATGTCCTCACGGAGCATCTTCATTGCAGCTTGCGTAACCTCAATGTCGTCAATCTCTCCTAAGGGCCTGTTGCTCTTACGAGCAGCATCAGACAACGCCTTACGGGCAACAACCTTGTAGCTGTCAACAAGCTGACCAATCCTATCTACGGTACCAGCAGGCTCCTGATAGGACTGCATGTAGTTAGGTCTCTCAGCAAATCCCCAGATGCCACCAACCTCTTGAGCAAACCGCTGACGAGCGGTATCTTGTGTGGAGCCAATCCCACCAGCTTGAGCTTCAAGCATAGCGACCTTATCTTGTAGGCCCGTAATGGCAGCAGCAGCGTTAGGAGACACCTCAGTTAGTCCAGCCCTAGCAGCGTCAATAGCAGATTGTGGCGTCGCTTTCCTGTAGCTGGAGCTAGAAGCGTAGATACCGCCACCACCTCCACCGCTACCACCAGTACCAGTACCAGTGTTATCAGCAGAAGAGCTTTCTTCATATTCAGCAGGCAGGTTATTGTAGAAGGCGTTGTAGAGGTCGTTAGCCTCCGTTTCAGTACGTTTGGCAGTTAGTGCATCGTTATAAAGCTGCGTGGCATAGACCTTCGCAGCCTCTTTCTTAACGCCAGTAATGTCAAGCACGTTCTTTCCAGTGCTACCCTGAAGCCTTTCTTCCATATTCTTCTTGAAGCTTGCTGCTAGATCTGTGGCAAGGCTTGCGTCACCAACAACAGTCTGACCAAACACAGGCTTCTCCGTTAATCTGGCAACATCCGAAGCGTATTTCTTTTCGTCGTCAGATAGTCGAGGACCAGAGCCAGTGCCACCATAACCGCTACCACCACCACGACCACTGCCAGTAGAGCTACGGCTTGACGTAGCAACCTCAGCAGCTTGTAGTTTAGCTTTTTCAATCTGGGTAACATTGTCTGCGTTGTTCATCTCGATAGCCTTGCGGGCATCAAGCTCTCCACGCTGGAGCTGACCAATCGTATCTTCAAGGTTCATGATACGATCATTGATTAGTTTCCTTTGCTTAAGGGCAAGCTCTTGTTCATTAGCTGCATTCAGAGCTAGTTGATCCCAGATCATTTGACGTTGACGTGTATACATAGTAGCCCACGAATTCCCGGTGGAATCCTTGGAGGCTTCCACCTTTGTCGGGGTGATCACGTAAACTGTCTTTCCGTTGACATTAGAGATGGGCATTTTGTTTCTCCTGGTAATTGGCCGTTGGAGGATAATTGTTGGCGCTTAACGCTGACGGGACTGTGAGCCACGCATAGCATCGAAGAGCGATGCGATGCCTGGCGAACGATTAACAGCCTCATATAGACCGCGTGCTTCATCTTCATTGATACCATAAGCAGCAGCTATTCCCTTAACGGCAGTCTCGTCAGCCTTTAGCTTACCCTGCATGAACTGTTGCTGGGCCGATGTAGTGATGGCAGCTTCAAGAGCACCGGTAGCAATGCCAGTGGCAGCAGCCACCTTCTGTCCGGTGCGTTCAGATACAGCAGCTTGTAGTGCGGCCATCTCTTCACGCTGGGATTCCTTCTTAGCAAGGTCAGCTTCAGCTACACGAGCAGCGTTCTCGGATTCACTACGGGCTCGTTCGGCGTCACTAGCCACAGCAGCCTGTAGGGCTGCACCACCGGTGACGCCCCCACCAGCAAGCAAGGCGTTGCGCTCTGCGTCAGCAGCAGCCTGAGCCTGAGCAGAGCGAGCAGAAAGCCTATCTGTAAGGACAGCCTCCTCGTCAGCGGACAAGCCAAGAGCACCAAGAGCAGCCTTACGCTCTAGCTCTTTAAGGCGGCGCTTATTCTCTCTATCAGTCTTCGATGGAATCAAGGTAGGTAGCGAGGTAAGAGCAGAAGCTCCAGCCCCAATTAGAGCAGCAGTAGCAACAGGTGTTAGAGCCATTTGTATTTCTCCTTTATGGGCCGTTAGATGTAGAAGATCTCTAGTGTGAAACTACGGTGAGCAGAATAGCCCACCTCTACACGAGGGTTGATAGCACAAGCAATCGAATAGGTGCCCGCGTTTAGTTGTACCATGTACTGAAATCCAATCCATCTACGGGCATTGACAACAGTATCTCCAGGTTCTTTGTCTACAGCAGAAGCAGATGATTCCTCGAAGGCATAGCTCTTGCTAGCGGCAAGGTACAGGTCAATCCCATCAGCTTCATCTGTTAGACGTAGCATTACGGCGCTAGCGTGCATACCAGCATTAGGTGAATCACCAGGACCTTCTCTCTCAGCACAATAGGTTTGTAGTCCTACCGTGTAGAAGATGTAGGCTGTTTGCGTTAACGTGAACATGTCTCCTGTGCCGTGGATATCTTGGAACTGAACAGAATTGATTTGGTCATTGGCCTTAACCAATGACGTGAAATAGGATCTGTTCTCTGGACTATTGTCGTTGTAATCCCCATAGACCTCACCAGTTGGGAATGTGTGGTGGTTGTTGATGGGGCATAGCTCTCCACGTTGGATGCTATCGTAATCGAATGCTTGGTCTGCTAGGTCAGCAGATCTGATGTTCTGATTCACAAAGAACCGAGCATCATCATCATTAGCACGCTGGCCCGTAGAGGTAATAGCAGTACCGTTCACAAAGGTAGTTGGTTGTGTGTACGCCATTAGTGTCTTCCTCCGATTAGGAATAGTTGGTGCCGCCCAACATCTATCTCATACCCTGTAGTATGCACACAGATCTGGAGCCACACCTTTTTGATGTTCACGTTATCTGCTGGTACCTGATAGATCGTGGAGAACTGGAATGTCTGCCACTGGATCTTGTTACTAGAGAACACGCCACCAGTTTCATCTGTAGCGTAAGCTCTTGTGGTGAAGGAATAGCCCCATTCACGAACGGTGATATCTACATCACCAGCTCCAGCGTCATACCTTAGTCTTAGCCTAAGGGCATAGTAGTTGTCGGCACCTTCTGCGTTGGCATCTCCTAGATGGACCTCACCGATCATTCCTGAAGCGGAGAGACGGAGGCATTCCCCATCCTCTGCTTGGAAGCCTGCACCAAGATCAATCTCAGCAGGATCAGCAGCAGCGTTCTCTAGATCCGCCCAGCTTGTGCTAGTGATGTTCTTTGGTGATTCGCTTGTTGATTCATACAGGTAGCATCTGTTGGCGGTGAACACTGCACCGCTATTGAAATGCTTCCTTGTGATCCAACCAGATCCAGTGTTATCGGCATCTACGTCAGCGGATGCCGTAGCCAAATCATCATATGGTTGATTCAGCTCAGTGGCCGTTAAGGTAGTGCCGTGTTCATAGTGTGTCTTTGATACTGTAGGCATTTGGTATTCTCCTTATCTGTACTGGTTACGAATCCAGATATCGTATGAGAAGATATCCAGAGGTGTGTTAGTATCGGTAGAGAAGCGCACATCCTTATCGTTGTTTGTGGCCCAACGCAGTTCCACCCTTACGGGCTGGCTTCCAACTGGGATAGAGAATGGGAGAGACGTAGTGTGCCTCCGAGGATAGATCTTACCAGACCTAGCAACCATGACATTGTTAACGAACACAGCCCATTCAGTCCACCAGTCAGCACCCATCTTCACTAGGGCGGCTGGACCTTCCTCAGGTGTGTAGGTCTTCACGTTCTGTCCTCGATGCCAGTCAATTGTAGCACAACCAACCAGCATACCTTCCTTGGTTACTGCATCAAGCAGAGCAGCGCTGAGCAATGGATACACATGCAGTTGGTTCCAGCCACGTCTCCAGGTATCGGCTGCAATGTCGATGGATGATAGTGGCGTCCACACATCAGCTCCAGCAGCACCAGTGCCAATGATCATTTGTGTTGGGCCCGTAGCTCCATTAGAGATAGGAGCTGGTACTGGATCTGTTAGGTTCACAAGGTGTGTTGCCGTTACTGATTCTACGGGCATGTTAGAAGAATCAAGCCTACCATTGAACTGTTCAAGAGCGACCTCAATGTTGTCATTGAGGTCTTCAGGCTTAGCTTGTTGATTGGCCCTTAGAGGAATAGCAGTGAAAGCTTTAGGCATTGTTATCTCCCCGCCCTTTGATTGAGGGCTTTCTGTTCTTGGCCGTTCATGTATAGGTTGTATCCTAGCAGCAAGAACTGGTTGCTTGCAGACAGCTTGAATTTGAATGTCTCTACAAGCATAGTAGATACGTCCCAGCGCAAGCGGATTACCTTTCCCTCTTGGATTACTGATGTTGGGTACAAGGGGACTGTGTTTGTGCTACCAAATGATGCTTCTTCTTTGGTGCTGCCAAGGAATTCAGGACGGATCATTGTTTGTGCACCGCCATCTTCAAGGGAATATCCACCATCAGTGCCATAGCTCAGTGTGATATCCATGTTACCATAGCTGATTAGTTCCACCTCTACAGAGAGAACACGGTTCTTGTTTGGTTGGTTAGTGAAATCAATCCAGTTGGATTCATAGATGTAGCTTGGTGTGGCGTTCTCTGTGATGGTGTAGGTGTACGAACCTTGGCCTCCGGTGTGCCTTGTTAGTTTCTTTCCCCAGTAAGGTGCTCCAGACCACACATGGATAAGGGCCGGTAGGAAGGAATAGGCCGCCGCTTCTGTTGGTGTAGCAGACCACGTAGGCTTGATGCCAATCAGGATGTTTCCTTGTGTATCTGTGGTCAGGCATGTGAACGAGGACAGGGTCTTGTCCTCGTGGTATCGGTTAGACCACAGAGCAGAATCCTGGTGTAGTACCAAGCCACGGCTATTGAAGCTGTCGCCATCAATGGGGTAGTGAATCCAGTATTCACGTTCCTTGCTAGAATACACAGCAGTGGCCTTAGCCATGCAAGCTTTATTGAGCCGCTTCAATTCCTTCTCTACTAGGAGGGAGAGCTTCTCTACTGCAATGGAAGAGCCGCCATCCATTCCTCCTCTAAGGGCATAGATACCATCGTTAGCTAGGAACACCAAACCAATTCCAGGAACCAGCTTGATAGTGTTAGTAGCTTCAGTACCAATCTCAGGTGTTAGCTGGGACACAGTGAAGGCCCCACCATTCACACGAACCACATCAATGCTTCTCTGACGGAACACAATCATGTTGTTGTAGTAAGGGACCATAGCAGTAATGGCGCCACCAACAGAGGATCCCAGCTCAAAGAAATTGAATCCACCAAACTGTTCAGCCTTACCGGCTTCACTGTAGATTAGCTTAGTAGGATTAACCGAGCCACCACCTAACCAGATCCTGTTGTTCCATGCACAACCAAACTGCCAGCCCGTAGAGATAGCAACTGAATCATTGGTTAGTTCATCCACAAGGGCGTTGTCTGAGATGATATCAATGAAGAAGGTGGAGCTATTCTCGTTGATCTGCTTGATGAAATAGGCTAGGCCGCCAGTCTCGCCAGCACGGATGTTCTTAGTCCTATAGATCCTACGGGCTACAGTTCCTTTAGGACCTCTAGGAACGTTAGCAAGGATGACACCGTATTTGCCCTCGGCTGCTGTAGTGGCAGGCTTCCAATCGACAAAGAATGGACTGGAGATAGGAGATTCGCTTCCAGTGTCAGTGATGAATGACAGGTACCACTGATAGGCGCTACGACCATCAGGATCTCCCAAGCCAAGAGATGAATCGCTAACGAACTGAGGGGAGAGCGCACCGTCAGTAAGCTCTCCAGTATCCCAGTAGACAGGATCAGTTTCGATCACCTCGACAGTTGGTGTTGGCAAGGTAAACGAGAAGGGACGTGTGTAGCTGTCACCACTGAATAGTAGTGGTTGGTCATATCCGTTGATGATCAGTAGTCTGTTCCCGTAAGGAATGAACTGGGTTCCTGGCTCGTTAGCTGATGGGATATGGCGGCCCGTAGAGATAGAGATGAAATCATTATGGTAAGCCCCGCCATTCTTGTTACCTAGGAAATAACCAAGGACACCATTCTGTTCCACGAAGAAATAGAGCTGCTCCGTGTTCTGCTTGGTCCAGACGAACAGTGCATCGACTGATGTGTTCAGTCGATAGATGGTGCTATCTGTAAAGGTAGATGATCCAGTTGGCATCCACCAAGGTTCAATGCCACGGTCAAAGCGCCATCCAGTCTCGTTATCCCAACGAGCATTCTTGATGATGTCAGCACCGCCAAGCTCTCCTTTGAGACGACGGTCTAATCCTTTAGGTCTTACGAAATTAGTTGGTGATCCAAGAGACATTGTGTTTCTCCTTTAGTTGGTTGGCCCGTAGAAGGAATATGGTGGCGCCGCTTATCCTAGGTACCTTAGCTTGACGTAGCCATTGAACGGTCCAGTCATCCCACTAAGGGCATTGCCTCCCTTAACAAGAACACTATCAGTCCTAGTGACGTAGCGCTTGCTCAGCTCCTTCATGTTATCGGCAATTCTCTTGCTGTAAATCTGAGCCATGTTAGCTTGCCCCAGCTTCATGTAGATCTCTTCCAGTACAGAATACACAACTAGCTGGTGGAATTCATAAGGCATCTCAGGTACATCAGTGCCAAGCCTTAGGGGCTGTGGCTTCTTGTAGTAGCGGAGGATTGCCGTGTTCACATAGTTGGTTAGTGTAGGTGCTTTTACAATAGATGGAGCGTACACAGTGGCATCGGTCCAGCTATCAGGTCTGGGGTAAGGTCTAATCATTAGATGTTGGCCGTCATATTCTACGTAGCGGTTGTTACCAGATGAGCATTGCACAAAGCTGTCAATGGTCACAGAAGAATCAGTGCTAGGGACCTTTAGTGGCTCCAGGTAGACAGTAGTGTTGCGCGAACCACCAGTGATGATCTCCTTCCAGCAAGGGCGACCAATCCTCTTTCCAGTAGTCCTATCAAGGTTAGCATTCCAGAACACTACCTTACGGAAGCCCTCGTAGGGAGAGGGCTTCATATCGTACAGGTTCCACGCACCAGCCTTGATTTCCTGGTCATCCCATGATGTGAATTTGGCGGCGAGACCACTAATGTATCTACCTTCCAAGAGCACAGTGAATTTGATAGTAGCTGGTTCAGATAGAGCACCAACAACACCATCCTTCTCAAAGGCCCAGCAAACCTCTAGGTAGGAATCTCTAGTAAAGGTGTCAGTACCTTGCCCCTGTGTAACCTCTACATCAAGAGAGATCTTCTCTCCAGGAGGAATGAACAGCGGGGCCGTTGGGATATAAGCTTCGGCGCTATCACTAGTCCTATCCATCTCCAAGCCATACCGTTCATCAGTGCTGGCTGGCATGTGATCAAGCTTAGACCACAAGCTAGTGATGCCAACAGAAGGTACATCACGCTGACCAATAGAGAGGATCTCGATGCAATCAGATGGCAAGGAATAGAAGCGATGCTTGATCTTCCAAGATACATCCTCAAGCTCATTCTCTCCCATTACGGGCCTATCGAGATAGATGGTCTGGTTATCTACAACCTCAGAGATTGTGTATTCGTAACCTTGAATCTCAATGGGTTGTCCCTCCCAAGCTACGGTAAGCCTATCCATTGGAGCAGAGAATTCCACCTTACGTGAATTGGCTACGATGTTAGCTGTGACATCAGTACCTGGGGTTCTATGATCCCTTGTGGGTAGGATATCAGGGTGTAGCTCGAACTGTGTTTCTTGTACAGCAAAGGACCATTTCTTGTTGAGGTAGATCTTGCTGTATGAATCTTCGATCAAGGCATCGGTTTGATCCTTGAAGGTCTTAAGCTCTGGGCTGTAATCAAGGACAGAGAATACATTGCTGCGGATTTCATTGAGGTTCATTGGTTTCAAGCTCCTTGTTGATGATAAGGTTGGTTTGCCCTTAAGAGGAATTAGGGTGCCGCCACTACTAGGTCCGACGCCTTGTATTGGAATAGAAAAGCAGAGGAGCTTGTGGGCTCCTCTGCTTGGTTCATGTGTAGTTGTTTAGATTACGCCGACGGCGCGCCAATCAGTTAGTAGTTGGATTAGGTTCTTACCAGGGCATAGTGTTGCTGCTTGCTCACGGTGCCATGTAACCTTGGCTCCAACGCATTCCTTCTGTAGCTCTACAAGCAAAGCTCTTAATGATGCCGCTTGTGCTTCGGTAGGATTCTCCTCCTCGAAATTCCCAGCTACACAAATGCCAATGCTGTTACTGTTCTTGCCAGAGACATGTGCTCCTACCATGCTATCAGGGCGGCCTTTCTTTACTGTACCGTCATGTAGGATTACATAGTGATATCCAATAGTAGTGAAGCCACGTTGCTTGTGCCAGCTAGTGATCTTCTCTACTGTGGTGGTCTTAGATGAGCTTGCACTGTGATGGACAACTAGTGCTGTGATGTTACGCATTCTATCTCCTAAGGGCCGGTAAGGGAATATGGGTGGCCGCCAACTATCTACTAATGTTCCTTGTCTGTAGCCCTACAGGATCGTTCAGGCTGGCTTGTACCTTAGCACACTACACCTGACATACACAAGCCCACAGAAGCCCCCATATCCAAATAGAAGAGAGCCTGGGTGGTAAGCCCAGGCTCTCTAGTGTGTTACTGGTTAGCGTTTGTTACTAGCTAGCTTGGCTGCTTCATAAGCTGCCCATGTGCTATCGAAGCCACGACCACTAGCCGGTCTGTTAGCTCCGGGTGTACCAGCGGATGTCTTACCAAACGTAGCCCTCTGCTTAGCCTTGACAGCTTCTTGTTCGGCCTTAAGCTTGGTCTGCTCTTCAGCTAGCTTGGTAGCACGTACATCAACAAGCTTGCCCCTAGCAATATGATAGGCGTCTTCCAACGTCATATCCTCACGGGCCATCAACAAGCGTGCCACCTCAGCTTTCATCTCAGGCTCTTGTAGATCAGGATGCTCACGTACAAAGCGGTCAGCTTCAAGACGTGCTCTCTCTTGTGCAAGCTGCTCTTGGACTGGAGCAATCATGCTATTGAATTGGATTGCCGCTTGACGTTCAAGCTCCTTCTTCACCTGCTCGGGATCAAACATGTCATACGCAGTAGTGTCCTGAGCAAGCTCCCTTGCTCTCTTAGCGGCCTCTCCGTTGTACAAGGTTTCGCGCTCTGCCTGGAGGGCAGCACGCTCAGCTTCAAGCTGGCCCTGTAGTGTGTCACGTTGACGTGCAAGATCCTGGGTCTTGCGGGTGTAGTCTGCTCTGTAGTTAGCCAGGTGCTTACGCACGTCTTCGGGGACGTGCTTCAGCCACGAATGCAATGGCTGCATCCCAGTGTGAGAGCCACCTTCAGGAACTGGCGGTAGTAGATCATCAGGTGCATTCAAGAGATCATCAAAAGATGCGTTGGTCTCTACAGTCGGTTCGTTGGTTGGCTCTACAGAGGTGTTGGTATCAGTACCAGTCTCGTTCTTGGGTTCCATTGTGTTGTCTCCTAGGGGCCCTTAAGGAATGAATGATGGGCCGCAATCTTATGTGGTGATGTGTTTAGCGCAAGCGACTAGCAAACAGCTTGCTAATCTCATCTTCAGATAGTTCAGTGCGTGGCTCTTCAGTCTGAGCTACGGGTACAGTCGGAGCCATCTTTGGCTCGGCAAGGAAACGCTTGAAGCTTTTGTCCTTAGCTACTAGGTCTAGCTTAGCAGCTACAGCCTGAGCATCAGCATCAGTGATCATGGTCGGTAGATCAAATGCCTTGTCAGCATCCAGGGCTTCAGCAGTGACAGCTTCATTAATGGCGCCACCAATCATTGATAGCACACGAATGAAATCAGCAGGCAAGGTCTTGTAGTCTCCCTTACCAAACATCGGATAGTCAGGTGTCTGACCGAACAAGGGAAGGATCTTGTTGGTGGCTTTCACTAGCATGTTGAGACCTCGATCAGTCCAACGGCCTACAGGAGAAGCCATCTCATACATCTCATCTTCCTTGTCAGCCAGCATATCGAATTCCATCTCTAGTTCTTTGTCCATTGCCATAGTTACCTCCAATTAGAATGTGTTGTCGAAATCACCAGCAAGGATCTTCTCTGCCGGTAGTGCAGCAATTTGCGCGTCACCTTCAGAGACACCACTAGCAACTAGCTTGTCGTATTCAGCGAAGACCTCATCTTGTCGAGCCTCTTTCTCTTTACGGGCCCTTGCATTACTAGCCATAGTATCCTTGACATCACAAGCTCGAATGAGACCACGCTCTTTGAGGAGCTGGTCTCTATGCCGTTCATTCTGTACACGGCATCTGAGGTTAGGATCATAGATACCTTCGACGCCAAACTGTCCTGTGCAGTCACCCCAACCTGATTGTGTTAGTGCAATCAAGGGAGGTAGTTTAGATGCGATCTCTCCACAGTCAGGACATGTAATGATGTCCTGTGGTTTCTTAGTGTATTTCTCTGTGGTGTGGTTGTTGTGACACCGGTAATCATTCAGTGGAATGGTACACCTCCTAGTTTGGTTTGGCCCGTAGGAAGAAATAGGGTGCCGCCCTTCTTAGGTACCAGCACCTTAATCTATTACGGGCTTATTCGTACAAGCTCTTGTGAGGTGTCTAGATCTTCACAGGAGGGAGAACCACACCACCAACCGCGGCAGGTCCAGGAGCAGCTCCAGGAGCAACCGGAGGCGCTACAGGTGCCTCCACACTAGGAGCTGCCACATCAGGTAGCTTGATCATATCTTCAAGGTCATATGCCCTTAGTAGAGCACGGGCTACATCTTCCTTTGGTACACCAAGCTGGACTAGTAATGGTGCAGCTGATTCCAACTGCCTGAGCTTCACAGCCTTGGCGATAGGATCATTGCCCTGGTCGATAGCACGAATCAACCATTTGCCTTCTAGGTCTTCTGCTGTTACCACCTTAGCATCGTTGCCAATTCGGATTACGTCCTTCTCTCCTTCCTCAATCATGAAGCTTAGTACACGCAGATAGATCATGGCGCATCTCTCAATGGCTTGATCTCTCTCACGGGCATATTTACCAATCTCAGATGCAGTGTACTGAGCAAGGGCAGTAACCTCGGTAGCTGTGATATTGGTGGCTTCTCCTCTAGCAAAGGGAGCGATCATGCTACCACGAGCAAGGTCTTGTTCGATGTAGTTCATGTAGGCTGTGTCGTTGGAAGACACAGCTCCTGCTGGTACGTTCATGATGATATCAGTTAGGCGATCCTCATCTACCTCAATGACAATACCATCCTCAGCAGATGCAAGCTTAGCTCTAGCTTCCTCATCAAGCGCACCACGCTTAGCAAGCCACTGACGAGAATCCTTTCTAACGGCATTAGCCCAATAGGTACGACGGTTGTTCTTCTCCATGAAGAGATCATACATCCGGCTCATAGAGGACAAGCCAACTAGAGGCTTCTCAGGTGTACGTGAATAGAACAAGGGAACGATAGGGGCTAGTGGCTGTTCATCAAAGGTTCTAACTGGGATGGCTTCCTTCTCCAAGATATCCAATCCGTTCTTGTAGTTGGGTGACCAGAAGATTAGTTCGTCATTCACTAGGTCATATAGCTCTACGATTTCAATGTACAAGAATTCGTTAGGTAGTGAGGTTGTTCTTTTGTTGGGGCCCATAGAGAAGAAATCTAGCTTCTGTGTTGGTTGGAATTGTTTGTTGCCAAACCTCTCCTTAGCATCTGCTACGGGCATTGAATAGTGGTGGCCGCAATACCGTTGCTTCTCCCAGCTAGGAGCTTCCATATCTACGATCCCTTCCCAGGGAGGGATCGCTCTAATGGCTACACGATCAAGCATGGATGCTGATTGTACGGGTGCCACCTTCAAGAAGCTACAAGGATACAGCAAGGCTTGACGACTAGCATCCTCGAATGCGTTACGTTGGTCAGCAAGGAACCTGTTACATAGAGCTGTAGCGATTACTGGTTTACTATCAGGTACAGAGATATCAGGTAGGATCTCCACCGATGGGCTCTTACTGAACAAGGAAGAGATGTATCCTTCGATGTAGGCGTAAGCGTCAGGTGTCTCTACACGTACCATCTGATCAGAGATATTCTTGCCAGCCCAGAAGCGTGACTGGTAGATGTCGCTGTACTGTTTTAAGGTTGACCGCTGACGGTTCCAGTATTCAAGGTGGGAGCTATGAATGGTCTTGATAATAGAGATCCTCTCGTCTTTTGTGGGCATTAGTATCTCCTGTGCTGGCTAGCTACTGAGCCAGTAGTTTGATTGAGCTTCTTCAGTCTCTGTGCTTTGAGGAAGGATTTGATTGCGCTGTCATCTGTGACCTTCACCTTATCCAATCCAATGTTAGCTAAGGCTAATGCCATCACGTTATCACAATGAGAACCTG